GGTATGATTGTGTGATTAGGTGAACCTACATCTGTAATGAAACGAGCTATTGCACCTGTTGTGGCACGTGTGAAGTTGGCTGCTGGTCCTGTGTTGGCTGCAATACCTAATTCGTAGTAATCATTACCACCTATTGTACCCTGCGAAACGTTACCATTAAAGTAGAAGATTTGACCACCACCACCGCCTGTAGATGGGAACGTGCGAAGCGCACCGGTGCCATCGATGTATTGATCATTTGTACCATTAGCTGCAACTGCAAGTGTACCTGCTGTTGTAACAGGTGAACCCGTAACCGTGAAAGCAGCATTAGCAGGTGAAGGTACTGTAAGACCTACACTAGTTACCGTACCACTACCACCCGCCGCAGGTGTTGTAACAATCCATTTACTCGTAGCAGTATCCCACGTAATTACTTGACCATTGCTAGGACTTGTTATATTAACATCACTTAAGTTCACTAAAGGTATTCTACCCTTACGCCATACAACACCGTTCCAACTAATAACATCACCAGTTGCAGGACTCGTTGCGTCCACATCTGCGAGGTCGTCAAGATTAACAGGAATAGTTGGTTTGTTTAAGATTTCAGATACACCACTAACTGCGTTCCAATCGGAATTGACCTGTGCTGCAGGTATGGTAGGTAGATTTGACAAATCATTGTAATCGCCCGTTGTGGCAACTGTTGCAAGTGTTGGCTTATTCAGGATTTGATAATCACCTGTAGAAGCATCCCAGTCTACAGGCGTTTGACGCAAGCGATAGCCTACACTTTGTAAAGTCCAGTATGATGTATTAGTAGGTAATATTGCATCATTATTAGCAATGCAAGCGTATACATTACCATTGTACCATACACGGTCACCTATTACATATTGATTGCCTGTAGCTGTAGCGTGGTTAGCATTGAACTCAGTTGATACATAAGGCGAACCACCACCACCACCACCACCACCTGCAGCATCAAACGTAATCGTGCCATTACCATTATCGGTAATAGTCATATTTGTTCCTGCTTCTAAATTAAGCAGCGTTTGAACTACGTTATCTACACCGTTTGTCTGTAGTGTGATGCCATAGCCTACACCACTACCACCACTGCCTGATGCACCACCCACAGACCAAATAGCCGGGATATCACATGCGCTCCAATCCCACGGAACTTCAAGTTTAATTGTGAAGGCAACACCTGTGACCGTGTTTTTTTGTTCCTCCATAAATGGCTCAAAGGTCACCTCATTGACTAACTGCACATCAAATCCAAATAGCTGCAGACCATTCTTTACTTCAGCTATTAAGTCTTGACCTAATCGTATGCAATCGCTAATCACTTCGCGCTGGTATTCGGCTTTGTATTCTTTGTCACGCGGTATATCCGCAAACATGATGTGAAAGCCAAACTGCATACCACCTTGCACGGGTGTAATCGTATCGGGTGTTACGTGCATGAATGGGTATTGATCATCCTGCAGTTGGTCGGCTAAATCAATTTGCCCGTGCGTAAATCGCTTTATCAAAAAGTGACCCGCAGCAAATGCTTCCAGGCGATTGATTAAAACGTTGTAGCTGTAATTGTAGCTATTCATTATCTATTGCGTTTTCTCATTTCTACTTTTTGCACGTACACGTAATCCGCTAGGTACGTTAAGTGCGTAAATACTTCTAATGCTCTCCTATCTGTAACAGCATCAAACTTCGTTATATCACGTTCAGCTAGTGACTCAATGATATGAAACCAACCGTACACGGCTAAGCCGTCTGGGGTTGTTCCTGCTTCATCTCCTTCACTATCTCCGTTATCTCCTTTGCCAAATAATCTAGGGAACTGTTGTACAGTTCTATTTCTAAACTCGAAAAAAAAAGCAGCACATTCAGTACATGGTCAAGTGTGAGCTGTAATATTTCATCTTCATACTTACGTTTGGCGTTAGGGTTGTACGTTTCAATATCGTAGTACTTCCCAAACTTTGCCTTCACAGGTCGGTATAGTATGCACATCATAGCGTGTGCAGCCTTGCCTTGTATCTTACCGTCTTTGTAGATATTACCGCAATGCGTATCCAAGTCTACATATTCGCCAAACGTTAACTCATTCAAGTTAGGTATAAACCCTAACTCGATTGCACCTACTCGTACTTTGCGTTCAAAGTCACTACTGCCTAATTTGATTGCAGCTTCAAAGCGCATGATGATTTCATCAATGACGTTTGATTGCAGAAGGCGTATGCTCTCGCTGCTCTTGCCGGTTATGATGCGCACCTGCTCAACTTTATCAACTGCGTTTTGATAGTCGATGTACTTGCCAAGTGTTACACCCTTTGCATTTGCTGCTATGCTGAACTTAAGTTTCATGCTCTGTTGTATTGTAGTTTTTGATTCCTTTTTGTTACAAGTCCGAATGCACCTGAATAATTACCGGTGCTTTCTCATCGCCGCTATGTGTGATTCGCGCCTGTTTAGGTTTGAAGTATTCGAGTAGGGCTGTGTAATGTTTGATGTATTCCTCATCCTCCATATCATTCATAATGCGCATGCATTTGGCTGCGCCTTCCTGCACGAACCACTCGCCTAACTCATTCCACATTCGCACCTTGTCACTTACGGCTCCTTGTGGTCTACCACTAGGATTGCCTGATACTCCTTTTGGAAATGGCATATTGTTTAGATTTGATATTTACAATTATTTTTTATCATACTGCGCAATGCATACGGCTATGCGCTGTTGTGAATCAGGAAACTCACTCTGTGTCTTTGCATCGCTCATGCAGCGTGCCACAAATTCATTCTTACTTTCGTCTGTGTTGGGTGTTGGTAGGGGCATAATGTTTATTTTGTTTGTTCTACTTTTCCTAGTTGTCTTCTAAATTCGTTTATTAGATCGCGAATACAAGATGCACATCCGCTAGGCTTTTCGTGCTTCTTTGTTATCTTGCTAAACCAATAGTAAAGCAATTGTAAATCGTCTTGCTCTATCTTGTTAGCCTTACTGATTCGTGCTATAAAGGTATCCAGTGCGGCTATTTCTTCAGGCTTCATATCTATTGCAAACCATTTTCTAGCTGGGCACGATGTAAACCTAAACTTTGTCTTCACATCCATAAAGCAACCGCACAAACGTATTTTTTCTTTGTACCAAGTCACATCATTTTCTTCAGGCATGACGGTACCACCGATTAAAGGTGTACCGCACGTGCCAAATGTACCGTTATAGAACTTACATTTTTTGCAAATACTCAGCCTCTCTCGCTGAATGTGCAATGGAGCGTTGAAGTTTAACATATTCTCTTATTCGTTTTAATGCTCGATGTATCGCAGTACGCAGGTAGCTGTATGGTATACCTGTTTCTTTGCTCAATTCTTTGTAGTCAAAATCAGGTTTTGAGTATAGACGCAAAAGGATTGCATCAAATTCATTCAACCGCCCGATTGCGTTGTATAGATATTCACCGTCTATGAATGCACCTATCCACGTCTCATCCTGTTTGGTATCTTCTATTTGCTTTTCGATGTGCAGCTCGTAGTATTTACGGTATTTAATAGCGTAGTCACTTCGTGCGCTGTGCCATGATAGCCATAGTGCCCTATTGATATACGCTTCTACCTTACCACGGCAAACAATATCTTCTATATCCTGTTCTGGTCTATCCATCAACCGGGCAAGTACCTCATGCAGTAGATCACTACCCTTATTTTTATCGTGTGCAAGCCTTGTAGCCTTATCTAGCCACGCCCCGTAATACCTTGAAATATTGCTACTTACACAATTGTTCAAAACTATTTTATGAAATAATTTGCATACTGTAAATTATTGCTTACATTTGCTCAGTCAATACAAAGGTAATAAAAAACAATAGCAAAATGAGAAAACCACAATTAAGCGATTGCTGCATCTACTGCGACTATCACGACTACTACGATTTAGTAAAAGCAGCTGCGATTGAATTAGTAAAAAAGTTTAACGCTACCGCTGATGCTGAAGAGCAAATCGACGAAGCCGATGCGATTTTTTTCTACAAAGACGAAGCTGTTGATATAGTAGCAAATGATCCCGATGTAGAGACTGAATGTATTAAGTGCTCTGATGGATATGATAATTAATTTTAAAACCCCCAATACAATGACAAACACAATTGAAGTTAAACACAAAGTGCCTACTACGGTGAGCACTACTGAAATTACACTACCTCACTACTTTAAAACAGGCAAGCACTGGACTAAGTATTGTTGCATGACTGCAGAAGGTAATCTAATGAGCATCCACGACAATCAGGGTTATTTAGCAATTGATGTGCGACCCTTTGAAGGTTCCGATGAGATTGCTGATTGTTTGGAGCGTGAGTTCTGTGAACGTGAATATATGCCAATTGATGAGGCTGTGTTCATGCACCAGTTTAGCAATGCACATCGCAAAGCATTTTACATGGTTAACCCACAACTTAAACCAATACAATGAGAAAGCACAATCAATTGAATGGGCTTATATCGCGAACGGTGGGCAGTAATGCTGCCCTCCTTCGTGCTATGCGCAAGAGCAGCACCCCAATATCCGACCGCACACTTTACAACTGGCTATATGATGCTAAGACAATAAAGCTACAACAGCTTATTAATCTATCAAAGGCTCTCGATATACCGGTGTGCGAATTAATCAAATCAATAACCGTAAAAAATGAAGGCGATGAATAACCGTAGAAAATCAGCAATGAAACCAATTACCAAAAGCCTGCGTAGAGATTCCATTCCCACTCGCAGCGATATACTCTACATTGTCAAGCACTTTGACAAGATGACGTATAAAGAGTTGTGCTCGCAATTAAAGGTAAGCAATGCCAAACTAATGCAGTGGTGCAAGTTTATCTTTACAACTGATAGCAAAGAGGCGAAGTGGAATGAAATGAATAAGAAACTAGACGAGCTGGAGTTCTTTGAGGAGTTCACTGATTCAATGCAAAGCGAATACGATGTGCATGATATAAGACGCATTGCAGGTAAAAATACCTACATAGTCAAAAAGAAAATAGTAAATGAGAATCGTATGTGCTATCTTGTAACCGTAGACAATGCACGTAGTGCTATCGTGCGCTTTGATATACCAGTTGAACGTAGCAGTGTTGCTTATTGCCCGGTATCGCTTGGATGTGATTACGAGGTGCACTCATTGGGTCACTGGGAGTATATGCAACTGGAAAAAGATTTGCCCGTGATCAACATTGAAGCGGATGAGGATTACATCGGCAAGTTTTGGTTAGCCATATCTAATACATTAGTTGCATGAAGCACGAAGAAAGCAAGATACAACAACGTTGCGTAGAATGGTTTAGATACTCATTCCCACGTGTATTAATCGCTTCCTTCCCTAATGGTGTGTACATAGGTGGTACACCTGTGCAAAGAGCCAAACGCTGGAACCTGTTGAAAGCTGAAGGTGCTATGCCGGGTATGCCTGATTTAATGATATGTATGAGTAGCGGTAGTTACCATGCACTATTTATCGAAATGAAAACCGAGAAGGGGAAACTTTCAGACACGCAGAAAATCGTTCACGCACAGCTTATCAATGCAGGGTACTGCGTCAAGGTGTGCAGGTCATTTGAAGAATTTACACAAACCATTAAAACATATTTAGAGAAATGAGCAAGAACACAAAAGAGAAGTACTATAACTTCATGATGTCAATGTACAATGCACAGGAATTTGATATCCGTAAGTTGATGAAGGAACACAAGGTATCGACACGCATTGCAACTCTGTTGCGGGAGCGCAGAGTCATTGCCAAATACGGCAAGCTTACAAGGTGGGTTGGTGATATGCCTACGCAAGCAATGGCTAATGCTTACGCTAAGGAAAGCTTGAGAGTCGCACGTATATCTAAAATGCAAAATTCTATTGCCCCTACGCAGCTAACCATTAAGCCCATACGCAAAGCCCCGGTGGATACTCCACAGCCTATCGTAAAAGAACCTGAATATGATAACAGCAACAGCAAAATGCTATTGATCATGGCGGCAGGTGCAATCTTAGGTTTCCTAATCGCAACAATTATTTGGAAGTAGAGATAGTTTGACTATCTTTGCATTGACTATCCGTATGAAAACATTTAAAAATCCCACCATTACCGCATTGCCATAGCACTTTCGTGCGCGGATAGTCCTTTGTGTGTAGTGGTGGGTATTTTTTTAAACACAAACCAATGGAGTATTTAGAGTTTATTCAATCAAAACAAAAGAACACCACTAAGAGTGGATTTGAAATTGAAGATGATGCATTAAATCATAAGCTTTTTGCATTTCAAAAGTTTATCGTAAAGCGAGCATTGCACGCAGGCAAATATGCAATCTTTGCCGATTGTGGACTTGGCAAAACATTAATGCAGCTTGAATGGGCAAATCAAGTAGTTCAGCATACTAATCAACCAGTACTAATACTTGCACCTTTAGCTGTATCCGGTCAAACTATTAAGGAAGGTGAAAAGTTTAATATCAAAGTATGGAAATGGATAGACAACAATAAAGCTGTATCTGAAGATTACCACTCAGGCATGCCCCGCATTTGGATTACGAATTACGAGCAACTTGAAAATATAGATTGCTCTATTTTTTCGGGAGTAGTATTAGATGAAAGTAGTATTTTGAAAAACTACGAGGGATCAACTAAAAAACTAATATTAGATTACTTCGCCAAAACACCATACAAGCTAGCGTGTACAGCAACTCCAAGTCCGAATGACCCTATGGAGCTTGGTAATCATAGCGAGTTTTTAGATGTTATGACACGTACTGAAATGCTATCAATGTATTTCATTCATGATGGAGGTGAAACGGCAAAGTGGAGATTAAAAGGTCATGCAACAAAACTATTCTATCAGTTTGTTGGTAGCTGGGCAATCATGCTAAACAATCCAAAAGATATAGGATTTGAAATGCATGGGTATGATTTGCCAAAATTAAAACTATACGAAAAACAAATAGCTACTGAAAAGCGCAACAATGGATCATTGTTTAATGATACTGCAATCAATGCAACTAACTTCAATGAAGAGTTAAGGCTAACTAAGGTTGAGAGACTTCAAGAGGCATGTGATATTGTAAATGCAAGTAAGGAAAATTTTATTATTTGGATTAAGCAAAATGAAGAAGGTGAACTATTGAAAAAATTAATACCGGATGCCGTAGAGGTCAAAGGCAGTGATTCACCTGAATATAAAGAAAAGATGCTATTAGGATTTGCTAATAATCAATTTCGTGTATTGATTACCAAAACCAAAATAGCACAATTTGGATTGAACTATCAGAATTGCAGAAATCAAATCTTTGCCTCACTTGACTTCAGCTTTGAAGGTTTATACCAGGCAATTAGAAGATCATACAGATTTGGACAAAAGAAGAACGTAAACATTTATCTCATTACAACGGATACAATGCAAAACGTAATACAATCAATAAACAATAAACAAAAACAGTTTGAAGAAATGCAAGACCAAATGAGCCAAGCAATTAATGCTAACCTAAACAATGAAGTATTTAGTAAGCTTTCATTAGATACTGATTCTGTAAATAATGAATGGTATCGAATTGAGCGTGGAGATAGTTGCCAACTAATCAAAACAATACCGGATAACAGTGTTCACTATTCAATATTCAGTCCGCCCTTTGCATCTTTATACACTTATTCAGATCACGTTGAGGATATGGGTAACTCCAAAAACTATCACGAGTTTTTTGATCACTTTAAATTTTTAGTTAAAGATTTATTTCGCATTCTTAAACCCGGCAGAAATGTATCAATCCACTGCATGAATTTACCAACTACTAAATCACATCACGGATTTATAGGCATTGAAGATTTTAGAGGTGATATAATTAGATTATTTCAAGAGTGCGGATTTACTTATCATTCAGAAGTATGTATTTGGAAAGATCCAGTAATAGCCATGCAAAGAACAAAAGCCATCGGGCTTTTGCATAAGCAGGTAGTTAAAGATAGTTGTATGAGCAGACAGGGTATACCTGATTACTTAGTTACGATGAAGAAGCCTGGTGAAAATGAAGAACCAGTTATCGGTGAGTTTGATCACTTCTGTGGTGATATGGATACTTTTAAATCTGAAGGTCGATTGTCTATTGATATTTGGCAGCGTTATGCATCTCCTGTTTGGATGGATATTAATCCAAGTAATACATTGCAATACATGTCTGCAAGGCATGAAAAAGATGAACGTCATATTTGTCCATTGCAATTGGATGTAATTCATCGAGGCATACAATTATGGACTAATCCGGGCGATGTAGTGTTTACTCCTTTCTTGGGAATTGGAAGTGAAGTATATGAAGCTGTAAAACTCAATCGTAAAGGTATAGGCTTTGAATTAAAAGAGAGTTATTACGATATTGCTAAACAGAATATTGCATCTGTTGTGCAAGAAAAGAATCAGATATTACTTTTCTAATTACCTTTGTTAAGCGTACCCTAATGAAAACATTTTAAATCCCATCTTCACTGCATTGCCATAGCCGTTCGGCTGAGGGTACGCCTTTGCATGTGAAGGTGGGTATTTTTTACCATGAGAGAATCGACTGTGTTTTATCGCTCATTTTATGAAGCAATTAAAGAACTGGATGCAGAACTTCAGTCGGAGGTATATTCTGCCATCTTTGAATATGCATTGAATTTTAACGAGGTTGAATTGAAGGGAGTGGCTAAAACCGTGTTCACTTTAATCAAGCCACAACTTGATGCAAACCAAAAGCGATTTGAGAACGGGAACAAACCAAAAGTAAAGCAAGTTATAAGCAAACAAGAAGCAAAACCGAAGCAAGATACAAGCAAGGTTGAAGCTAATGTAAATGTAAATGATAATGTAAATGATAATGTTAATGTTAATGCTAATGAAAATGTAAATGCTAAGGTTTCAAGGTCGCACTTTCGTGCTCCTGCGTATGATGAAATTTTAAATTTTATGAAAGAAAAAAATTCATTAGCCGGGAACGTGTGGAATGATGCCAAAGTAGTAACCGAATCAAAGGCATTCTTCAACCATTACGAAAGCAATGGATGGATGGTGGGCAAAAATAAAATGAAAAATTGGGAAGCAGCCGTCCGAAATTGGATGAACAATAATTCTAAATTTGAAAATAATAAACCAAATCACAATGAACGAGAGAAAAGAAATAGCGACCTTGAACAATTCCGCAAACAGTACCGAAGCAGCCTTGCATCAAGTCTTGGCATCGAAGACATCCCCGGCACTGAGTGAAATCAAAAAGCAAAAAGGAGAACAGGTAGCACTGGGTGTGTTGGTTGCATTGATGGACGAATGCCAACAGTACTTCAATCTTCAGCAGCCTATGAACCCGCAGCAACTAATGCTCACAGCTGAATTGATAATGGAGGAATACTACTACCTACGTGTTGAAGAATTTCGTTTATGCTTTCGCATGGCAATGAAGGGCGAGTACGGTCCAGTGTATAACCGCATCGATGGGCAGATATTCTTTGAATGGATACGTAAGTACTTCAGCAAACGTGATGCTGTAACCAATCGCATGGTTAAGGATCAACAGAGCACCAACAACATCTACGAAATGTTCCAACACCCGCAGGTGGTGGATGCTATCCAACAGGCAGCGGATAAGTTGAAGATGCAGGAAGCTCCAGTGCAGGAAGCAAAGCGCAGTGAGGTTAGCGCATTTGAAAAAATGCTAATGGATGAGTACGATGCATTGCCGGCATGGAACGGTGATATGCGATTCCGTGTTTACAACAACAAGCCATACCAATTCACTGAGTACCGCAAGGAACGGTACATGGAAGAAATTAATAACCAAAACGAATACTAAAATGGAAGAACCAATAATTACAGAAGTTTATATAAGTCCGAACACATCAGAAACTATCAATGACGATGGCGAACGCAAAACAACAAAGTACTATACGTGTTTGGTTAATGGGATACATAGACTACAAGTAAGGCAGAATGCTTGGCCTGATACACCAGGCGGTGGATATTACAGTAGGCATTGGACAGAGGAAGAATGGATTGAAGAAGCAAAGCAATACTATTACAGGAGACAACAAAATATCATTGATAATCAAAATGAATACTGATATGAAAAAGCAAACAGCATTAGAGTGGTTGGAAAAGGAAATTCGAAAGCAACTACACGTTGATATTAAACACACAACGATAGGTGTTAAACTATTTGAAGAAGCCAAAGCAATGGAGAAGGAGCAGATTGAATCAGCATATACAAAAGGTCGTATTGACGAAATTACCACAATGGATGATTTATATTTTAATCCATCATGGGAAAAATACTACAATGAAACATACGGAGGTGATAAATGAAATACGATCAACACAAAGAAATAGAACTGCTACGCAAGTTGTTTATACTAACAGCAAAGCGAAGTATGCGACCATCCATGCATGACAATACAGCAATGCGCCTTATCTTTGAAGAGTTACATTTGCTAACTGATAAAGATGAATATAAGCTATGACAATAGGTGAATTGTGGGATAAGCTTGCGCAGTACCCGGATGATGTAGAAGTTTACGTTGGCTTTGTCAACGGGCATAGCATCGACCACGAATGGTTTGAAGTAGTGGAAACAACAGACTTTAACGGCAAGACCACAATCAGTTTAATGGTAGACGATATAGCAATAATACACAATTAATACAATGAGTAACTATCAAATGCAAGAGGGACAGTTCACCCTATTCAAGAACAACAACGTGGCTAACAACGGGCCACAGTACACAGGTGAGATTATGGTCAATGGTAAAAAAATGCGCTTAGCTGCATGGGTTAAGGAAGGCAAGAACGGTAAGTTCTTTTCAGGCAAGATGAGTGAGCCATTAGTTAAGCGTGAGGAGGTTGATGATTCACGAGGCACAGGCGATTTGCCGTTCTAATGATTGAGTACCTACCGAAACAAAAAGAAGCATTGCGTGTGCTGGGTAACTCACACCCGGCACGTGTGGTGCTATTCGGTGGTGGCGCAGGCGGGTCGAAGTCATTTATCGGATGCGCATGGCAAATAAGTCGCAGGTTTAAGTATCCCGGCACCAGGGGGCTAATCGGTCGCAGCAAACTTGACACGCTCAAAAAGACCACGTTAAAGACGTTCTTTGAGGTGGCGCAAAAGATGGGCTTAGTACCAAATGAGCACTATACCATGAACAATCAAACGAATGTGATAACGTTTGCAAATGGTAGTGAGATAATACTAAAAGACTTGTTTGCGTATCCATCAGATCCCGAGTTCCATGCATTAGGCGGGCTCGAGTTAACAGATGTTTATGTAGACGAGTGCGCACAGGTAAGCAGCCGTGCAATAGATATCTTAAAGTCCCGCATTCGTTTTAAGCTACGCGAATATGACTTGCCGCCAAAGATGCTACTCACTTGTAATCCTGCAAAAGGATGGCTTTATAATGAGTTTTACGCACCGTTTAAGAATGATTCATTGCCGGCACATCTTGCATTTATTCCATCACTTGCAACTGACAACCCGCACAATCCCGAATCGTACATTGAAACGCTGCGCATGCTGCCTGAAGTGGACAGAAGACGTCTACTTGATGGAGATTGGGAGTATGATGAATCCATAGATAACCTTTACCAGTACGATGACCTTGTGCGCTGCTTCCGTGACGAAGAAAGCAAAGGTGATAAGTACATAAGTGCCGACATTGCGCGACTAGGAAAAGATAGAACAGTCATTTGCGTGTGGCATGGTTTGCACCTAATTGAAATACACGAGCTGCGCAAGCAACCAATTACAACTGTTGTTACTACCATACGTCAACTATGCGATAGGCATAGCGTAAGATTAACCAACGTGATCTGTGACGAGGACGGTGTAGGCGGTGGTGTAGTAGATAGCTTAAAGTGTCGCGGCTTTCTTAATGGTGGTAGAGCAAAGCAGCCAGATAAATTTATTAATCAAAAAGCAGAATGCTATTTCAAGTTAGCAGAATTGATAGAGCAGAACAAAGTAGTCTTCAAAGTAGACCGCTTCCGGGATGTGATAGTACAAGAATTGGATATGATACGCAGGCGCACACCCGAAGCTGATGGAAAACTAGCCGTTATTAGTAAGGATGAAATAGCACGGATGCACGGTAAGTCTCCTGATTACGCAGACGCTATTATGATGCGTATGTACTTTGAATTATTCCCTAATTACGGCTCCTATTCGTGGGCATAAATTTTAACAATTTTTAACATTTGCCCTATTGCGTGTGCAATTATTTGCAGTACATTTGTCCCATCAAACAACAACAAAAACACAAAACAATGACAAACACAATTCAACCCGGCACAACAATCACTGCAACTTTTATTGGTGATTCTAATTTGAAAATGACAGCACAAGTTTTATCACGTAAAGGTGATTTTGTAACTTGTCTTTGTGATAAGCAAATCATCCGCAAAAAAGTAAAAGTTGCATTTGA